GCAAGTAGATTAGAAAGTTCAAGCAAAACATTAGGTAAAACTATTGTGATAGGTGAGGACACAAGACACACTATTGAAACTGTTTACCCGTTTGATTATATAGACAGCATCACAGTCAAAGGTAAGACTGAGAATATTAAAGTTTATACTGTTAAGTCTTTTTAGATTTTTTATCTTGCTTTTCTTTGTGTTCAAGCACCATGTTTAACTTTTGTGTTAAACGTATCATGTCATTGTCTAGCATTCTTATTCTATCTATAAGTGCTATCAGTGTTGTATTGGCTTCGCCCAGTACAGGCTTTATTTCTTTGGTTACCCAAGTCCACACATAGTAAACAAAGTAACCCAAACCAAATGCGGCTACAATAGGGAATCCAAATTCTTTGATTGCGTTGGCAAATTCAAGTGTGATCATCTAGTCTTTCCTCGCATCTTCCTTGCCTTCGTTAGCGGCAAGTCTATCCACATTGGGTTTGACTCCAGTCACGTGTGAAAGCAGAGCATCAATCTTAATTAGATCATTGTTCATGGTCTGAACTCTGTTGTCCAGTGCTTTAATGATGTTTTTAAGACCATTCACAGACCCTGTCACAGTGGCTAATATAAATTTCAAAATGATGAATATGAATACGCCTGATGCCACAGCACCTGCTATTGGAAATCCTACTTCTGATACAAATTGTAAAAAGTTCATAATAATATATGTATTTATAGGCACAAATACACCATCAATTAAAAGATTGACAACCAAAAATAGACCTGCTATACTATGAATACCTGCTTTATATTTGCTTTCTAATCGGTAAATAGTAAAAAGTAGGGCAAGACTATGAAAAAACGTACCAGAAGCATACTAGATGAATTAAGAAACATTGGCAGAGTCAATGACGCTGAAGCCTTCATAGAAACAACAGGCTCAAACATCATCGAAAGTGCTGTTAATCTGTTGAACACAATAGCAGAGAATTACCCAGAAGAACAAGCACAGGAGTTGGAAAGACGTTTTTTAAACAGTATTCGTAACAAGGAAGCCAAGAAGTTTCAAGTTGGCATTAAAAAAATAATTGAAAGTAAAAAGACAAATGAAGATTCTTAAAGAGGGTGGCAATGTATTCAAAGATCCTAATGGACAAATAGCCACAACTAGAATTAATCAAGCAGATGTGTCTCCCACACTTGCCTGGTTAGAAAAAATTACAGGACTAGATTTACAAAACAACACATTAGGTACCACTGGTAAAGCACCCACTTCAGGAGATTTAGATGTTGCTATTGATCAATCCAAAGTTACTAAAGATCAATTGGCAGACAAATTGAATCAGTGGGCAATACAAAACAAACAAGATCCTAAACTGTGGGTTAAGAAGAGCGGGATCAGTGTTCACTTTAAAACTCCTATCAGAGGCAGTGCCAAGAATGGTTATGTACAAACAGATTTAATGTTTGGTGATCCGGAATGGATGAAGTGGAGTTTACAAGGTGGCGAACCTGGATCTGAATACAAAGGTGCAGACAGACACGTGATGATGGCTTCAATTGCCAAACCACTTGGATACAAATGGAGTCACAAAGCAGGACTACTCAATAGAGACACCAATGAACCAGTGACTAAAGATCCTAACAAGATAGCAGAATTATTGTTGGGCAAAGGAGCAACTGCCAATGACCTTAACACTGTGGAAACAATTCACGCAAAAATTAAAGGCAGATCAGACTATGATACTTTAACAGCAGATGTAAAAGATTCATTTGCCAAGATGGGTAAAAAATTGCCTGAGAATATTAATGACCCTATTGGCTGGTACAGAAGATTACTTAACAAAATTAAAATATGAGATTAGTAGAATTTAAAGAAGTGGACAAAAAGAATGTCGCACTGAAAGAATCAAGAATACAACACGCAGAAGATTTAATCTTCTGGGAAGGTTCTAAAGGAGCCATAAGAGCCATTGAACAATTACAATCATTAAGCAAAAGCACACAGTCACTTACAATCAAGTGGGATGGTTCTCCTGCTGTGGTGTTTGGTAGAAATCCAAATGGAGAATTTATATTTACAGACAAGTCTGGATTTGTTGCTAAAGGTTATGATGGTAGAGCCACAAATCCTGAAGATTTAAAAAGTGCCATTATGGGACGAGGCAAAGACCCTTCCAAAAAGAAATCACAATCTCAATATGCTTCTAAGATGGCTTCAGTGTTTAACACAATGGCAGAAGCAGTACCTGAAAACTTTCAAGGATATTTTGTAGGAGATATGTTGTACTTTGCTACACCTAAAAAATCAGGAAACAGTTTAGTATTCAAACCTAATGTTGTACAATACAATGTAGATGCCAACAGCGAAATAGGACAAAAGATTGCCAACAGTAAAGTTGGAGTTGTTGTACATCACACATTGACCGAAGATGGTAAAATATTGCCTATTAAAGATTTAGATATGGTTCAAGGTTCTGTGTTGGCAATTCCACCTACAACAATCAATAAAAAACAACCTATCCAAGTTAAAGGATTAGATCAATTGAAATCACTTGTTAATAACAGTGGAGCAGACATAGATAAACTTTTGAACAAAAACAAAATAGCACAAATGAAATTAACTGACCTTCCAAACATATTATACACATATACTAATAGCAAAGTGGATACAGGATTAAAAGATTGGGAGATGATTTTTTAAGATGGTTGGCGGCAAGTGCTGTGAGCCAGCCTAAAAGAATTAAAATTAAAGAATATGTAACAGCAAACATGAACGCATTCAGCAAACTGTGGAATTTGGTTGGCGGAATAATGACAGTGAAAGATTCAATCATCAATCAATTGGATTCAGCACAGGGCGATATAACAGCAACGATCAATGGTAAACCTGGCGGAGAAGGATATGTGTTAGGGTCTCCAGAGGGCAATATGAAATTGGTGAAACGTTCTGGCTTCACTAGAGCCAACAGAGCGATAAATAGATAAGGAGAACACAATGAAAGCAAAAGAATTTATTAAAGAGTTTAAAGACATAGATCCAGCAGATGATCCAAATGCAGGAATGGATAAAGAATTCAAGCAGGATTCTATATTCAATCAATTAGGTAAAATACTGGACAGTCGAGGCAATCCAAATCCATTGGACACAGTGACAACAGATGATGGTAAAAAATTCAAAGTATCAATGAATCAAGCCACAGTGGTGAGAAGATTGTTAACTGCACCTAGTGTTAAACCTCAGGTTAAAGCACAGTTCACGAAGGATCTTCAACAAAGTCAAACCATTGAAAAGTTTTTACAAGCAAAAGATATGGTAGAATTATTTGTGTCAACATATGGAATCGATAAAGCAGAACCAAGCAACTACTAATCAATTGGACTTTTTAAGTTCATTATTTGAAGCACGTATGACTCGTGATTCACGAGATCAAAAAGTCCTTACCTATACAGATTGTGCAGAAAGATTGTACCTTACACTGTTGATCTTACAACTGTTGAATCAATATCCTACATACAGACAATTAGCCACAAGATATGCTAGAGAAACCAAGCATTCAAATTATGATAGATTTAGAATGTATTCCACAGATTTGTATAATTTTGTGTATTTTGTTACAGGTGACGAAGAAGCAATAAACAAACTTAAAGACCCTAAGAATGCTATGGAGATGAGAAAGAAAAGCAGTTTCCCTACAATGGCATTCAACAGATATTTGTCCGCTTTACAACAAGGATTAATAGCACCAAGTATCATGCAGATTTTTTTAAGCATAGAAAATGGATTACGCCTAAGGAATGCAGACTATAAATCAATTAGAAGAAGTCTTTTTCAATTCAACACACTTTCAGCACGTGACAAGCAGAATCTAGTTACAAGATTACTTCATGCCGCTAGAGCAAAATTAAGAAGTTCTGACAGCATAGAACACTTGGAAAAATTAGCCGCTGATAGGAATTTAGAAACAGGTAGAGTTAATGATGCTGAACCTAAAGTGAGTGTGCCAGATGTTAGTACTCAAGGTAGAGATCTAGCATTGTACAGATATCTAGTGGGAGGCAAAAATCTAGTGGCTGTAAAACGTTTCATAGACTCTGCTCTATCAGGCAAGTCAATACCATCTTCAATAGTGGGTGCTTATCTACCAGCAATAAAATTAATAGACGATATTGTTAAAGCAGGCCCGGCTTTTGTCAGTGTGCTTAAAGCATTACAATCTAGAGCCAAAAAGACCCGAAAATAATATATTACCACACAACTAATACCAAAACCTTATAAATAAAAGCATATGCACTTCTGAGCGAAGTGTATGTCATTAACGAGAAAAAAGGAGACGAACAATGGCAGTAAGAACAAGAGAAAATCCAACAGCAGTGGCTAGAGGAACAATACAAGAACTTACTTCTGTAAGTCTATTTAAAGTAGTACTTTCAGGAAGTGGTTTAGCAGTTGCGGCATCTGACGCGGCGGCTTCAAAGTTATCTGACGCTTTAGGCGGAATGGCTCATATCATTCAGTTCAAAGCAAACGGTCTTGAAATCTACATGGTTGCAGACAATCATGGTGCTAATATCGATTCAATTGCACAAGCAGTTGGTCAAGTATTAGACACAGGTACACTTGGTACATTAACAGGTGGTGTTCAGACTTTATCTGATTCACAAACTGTTACAGTAACAGTACCGACAGATATCGAAGCAATCTAATAATTAGATTACTTTCAATTCAAAAGGGCGGCTTTATGTCGCCCTTTTGTTGTATTAGCACATATCTTTTACCAAAATTCACTAAATAATAGCAACATACACTTCGGAGCGAAGTGTGTCATTAAAGAGAAACAGGAGAAAAAAAATGGCAACATTATCAGGATCAAACGGTAAAACAGGCGGAAATGGCGTTGAGTTCTTAACAAAGGACATCGACTTCTATTCTTTCACTGGTTACACGGGAGTACACACAAACCCAGGAGATGCAGATTCAGTATTTCACAAATTAGTGAGAGCGATTGCATCTGAGGCAAACATCGTTGTATTAGGAACACCTTTAGCAAACGACCTAGTAGTAGGTTTAGAAGGTGGCTATGCAGGTAAAGGCGCAACAGCGGCGGCGGCTCAATTAGAAGCAGTTGCAGATGCAGGTACTGGAATTAACGGTGCAGTAGCGGCAGTTACTATACAAGGTGATACTTGGGCATAATAAGGTAAGCAAGATAAGACTTCTTATCCTATTAACAAAGAATACAAAAGAGCGTTCAGGAAACTGGACGCTCTTTTTTTACGACATATAAGTAAATGTGCTAGGAACAACGGCATATGAGATACAAAATATTATCACTACTGGACATCACAAAAACCATGGCAAGACGTACTCGTTCAGCAGAGGACAAACCTGCTAATCAGTATGCCAACTACATGACTTTTGAGAACTCACTTCAATTGAGATCCAACGTGAATATCGTGTCAGGACCCACAGCAGAAAAACAGGACATTACCAATTTAATGTTTGGTGAAAATTACGTGGGAGAACACATGGTATGGACCACAATGATTGAACCTGATTTCCCAGATGCTGTGAAGAAGGAATTCTTTGAAGAAGACTTTGATTTGATTCCAATGGTGCTAGGCTTAGACGAAACCATCAACATAAAAACTGGTGCTTACAGAACTAACGATCCGGAATACACCAATATACTGTTCATTAAACAAATAGATAACTGATGTTGATGCGGAATAAATACAATACAAGGCTTACAGAGGCACAAAATACAAGGCATCTTCCAAGAGAAATAAAATTGATTAACAACGGAAGTGAGAGAAAATGGCTACTGAGCTGGAAAAACAAAATTTAGAAGCACACGTTGATTTGTGCGAACAGAGATACAAAAACCTTGAGACTCGTTTGGAAAAAATCGAGGAAAAGGTAGAGTCTATTCACGAAGACATTCAAACAGGCAACAAGAGTATGGTCAAAGTGATCATAGGTGCCACAGGAACAATAGTTGCTGGCTTACTATCTACGATTGTTGTACTACTTTTAAAGTTTCCAGGTTAATTCAAACACCCCCCACAAGTGCTAAATATTCATACTATACAGGTTAAGGTATGAAAATTACAGAAATAGTCACAGAATCAGTTGTACAAATTTGGTCTCGTACCAAAGGCGGCAAAATGGTACGAAAGTACAGATGTACAGCAGGCCCTAGAAAAGGACGTGTTGTCAGTTCACCCAGTGTTTGTACACAGCCTAAAAAATTAAGTGGAGTAATGGCAATCAAAAAAGCCAAAGCACGTCATGGTTCTACAATGAAGATCAAAAGATCCAGAACAAAAAGGACAGCAGGAGCCAGTATTAGAGTAGGCAAAATGAATAGACCTAGTGCATCTAGAAGCAGACCAAACAGAAGAAGTGTTGGACGTAAAACATTTAAAAGAAGCACGTACAGAAGAAAGCCAATCAAAACATGAAGATAAGAGATATTACAGAGACGCCTTACCTACAAAAAACATTGAATACCTTAGGTACTCAACAAAAGACAGGAGCACCTGTGCCTCCTAACAAACTACCTAAAGGTCCAATTAAATCAGGATCAGTGAAAGCACCACTGAAACAAACCAACACTCAAGCACAGCAACAGATAGTCAAGCCAGGCAAAACTGTGCCTATGCCAACAGGAGCAAACAAAGAAACGGATTATGAAGTGGACAAAGTCCAAGGTGATCAAGTAACAATGAAAACCAAAAGACCTACACCTCAAGCACCACAATCGATTACAGTGAATAAAAAAGATTTAGATCCTGTAATCACAAATCTACAACGTAGACAAAAAGCAACACAATAATGAAAATTAACGAACTTATACAAGATTTTGTAATTCAAACTTCCAATGAGGAAAAAACAATGTTGAATAAACTTAAAGAAATAAAAGACATTGAAAATTTTATGGAACGCGAACAAGAAGTAATAAGAAATCTTATCAATAAAAGTTTGGTACGACGCATAGAACGTGACAATAAAACAATGGTGGTTGCTAATGGATCTACAAAAACTATCTAAAAAATTAAGAAAGTTCATAGACAAGCAGGCTGAAACCATCAGTCTACCCATCCAGCATGGCAACAGTTTACGTATCAAGAACTATGTGGTGAGAGAAAACAGCATGGGATTTTTGCTGTATGATATCAAAAAACACAGACAGGTGGCTACAACATTCACAAAAACAGCCGCATTGGCTATGGCAAAGCAAATGGCTCAAAACAACCAATCTGTGCTTAAAGTGATTAGAACCACAGATGACGAAATACACAACAAATACAACGAATGTGTGTTTTACAAGCACACAATAGCCAGAACCGACGATGATATCACACGAGAATCGGCTAATATACGGTACGACATTGTTTGGGAGGATTTACTCAAGTTAAGAGATACCCTGGACGACTACATATTTGATAAATAAATTAGTAAAGGAACAAAACAATGAAGATAGAGCAATTTAGATACCAAGCAACAACAGAACAGTTGAATGATAGACTGGCAAAAGTGTTTGGCTCTTCAATTAAATTAGACCAATTCACAGATGAGCAGTTAGATAGTGCTCAATCAAGCATTATTAACAAGATAAGCGACATTGAACAAACTGAATCATTTGACGGTTTAAGCCACAACGAAGACTATCACAAGCAAAAAATGTTCCTAGATGTAATTACATCAGAAATACAAGATAGACAAGTAGCAAAAGAAGGTTAT